GAGTGCGCGCCTGTTCGGCCAGATCCATGGCTGAGCTGCTAGCCGATGGATGCGCTACGACCTTCGCAGGCTGACTAGGCGCTTGCGCCGCTGGCTTTGCCTGTGCCTGCTCACCAGGCATCGTGTCGATAGAGCGCTGCGTCTTGTACGCTTTGCCACACTTGGTGCAACAGTCGAGGATCTTGATTGCGCCGCCCTCTTGCACCATCGCCGCCCCTGCGATGGTGTCGAGGTCGCAGTATTCACAGTGCATGTCGTCCCTCGCTAGCGAGTGCCTGCGCCGTACGTGAGGATGACCATGCATCTGCAATACGGGTGCACAGGCGGCTCAATGTCGAAGTCTTGATCTGCCGGAATGCGCTTGCCGTCAAGGGCTCGGCACACGGGACACGTTCGCATGTCGAGCTTTGCGACCCACTCGCGCACGGCCTCTGGCGCGACCACCGAGGCCACAGCTTGTGCGCGTCGCATCTCCGCGTTTGCCTGGTCCCACGTCTCCACCGTGACGATTCGAGTGACGCCGCCTTGGGTAGCCTCGCGAGCTCGTTGGAGTGCGCCTGCCATGTCTGGCTTTGCCACTGCACCAGGCGGGGGAACTGGTCGGAACGGCGCAATCGGTCGAAACGGTGTGCCAGGTGATGGCATCGGTCGAGATGGTGTAATGACCATCCGAGACGGCTCGACGCGGGTCAGCGCCACGCGGCGGAAGCGGTCAGTCACCGATGCAACCGCGCGACGTAGCAGCGTCTCAGGCCTGGCCGTGGGCACCATGCGCACGCGAGTTAGGATGCCTCCCACGACGGCGCTGGCGAGGCCGATGCCGGTGAGGTTGCGCTGCGCTGCATCGATGCCAGCTCTGCTCGAGCTGCGCCGACGAAGTAGCAGATACGCAAGCAATGCAACCGCTGCGACTTTGGCTGCGCGGTCAATCTTGGCCTTTGCGGTCTCGGGCGTGTCGCGCCGAGTCACCTCGTACTGTTTGACGATCGCTGCGAGCTCTTGCTCGGCGCCATGAAGCGTTTCTTCCTCAGTGGCGAGAATCGGTTGCGCTATTCGCGCTGCCTCGCGATCGGAGATCATCGCGCACGACGGCGCTTGCTGCCCAGCGTCTCGGGCCGTTGCGTGCTCGGGATGGGCTCGTCGTCATCCTCGCCAGGCTTGCTCGACGGCGGTGCACCTGGCTCGCTTGGCGGCGCACCAGGCACGCTCGACGGAGGCCCACTCGGCGGCTCGCTATCGGGTGCCTCATCATCCGCACCCGCCTCGAGCGCCTTGGCGTTTTGCTTGGCCACCACGGCGGCCTCGTGCATGGCCTCCTCGGTGAGCTCGTGCTCCATCTCCTCGGACAGCTTCTCGCTGTCGTCGTGCGGATAGATGTTCTGCAGCTTCTCGAGCGCGAGGCGCAGCGGAATGACCTGTGCGTTGTAGGCGTCGACGGTCATGCGCACGACCTCGGCCTCGTCTTGTGAGGTGAGCCCAAAATAGTGGCCCCAACGTGCGCGGAGCCGCGGCGGCATCCACATGGGCACGCCTGCGATGTCGACCGTAAACGTGTCGAGGATGGGCATCACGCGCCGCACCCCATGCACGTAGACCGAGCCTGGCGTGCGCTTCTCCTGCGTGTGCACGACGCGGTTGAGCAGGTTGATGACCGGGCACATCCAACCGTGCCAAAAGTCTTGCCGCAGGCCGTCCACGAAGCTCGTGGTGCGATGGTAGAGAAACGCAAGCGCCTTGCCGCTGATGGCGCCCTTGACGGTCTCGGGGCTCGCCTTCGTGTAGCCAAGCACTTCGCCGATCTTGTCGCAGATGTCGGCGACGTGGTCGCTGATGCTGTTGAGCGCATCACCTGGGAGCGACAGCAGGCCGACCTTGGCCTCTGGGTTTTCGTAGCTCCACACCGTGCCCGCGCCTTTTTTGCGCGCTGGCCTTCCACCCGTGGTCGAGCCGAACACGTAGCCGCTACCATCCTTTGCGGGGACGATCGCCGCGCGACCCATGCCACCAGCCGGTGGCGCTTGCGGGTCTACGCCCGTCTCGTATGCCTGCGGGTCGCCGCTGTAGATGGCCGCTCGCCCACGCTGCGAAAGCGAGTAGTTCAGCGCGTCGAGCTCGTCGAGCTGCGTGCCGTGAATCGGATAGCCGTCGAGGTCGCTCGCGTGCTCGTAGCTCGAGCGCAGCTTGTACCAAACCACGGGGCAGAACCCGAGGTTGTGCGTCACGCTCTTGGCCGCGTCCTCTTGCCAGTCAATCTGGCCGAGGCCCATCTGCATCATGTCGATGGGCTTGTAGACCACGTCGCGCGTCTCATCGATGCGACGCCGATAGAGCTTCGCATAGACCATCCACTGGCCTTGGTCGCTCTTCTCATACGAGAAGAACGGGTATTGCACCTCAAGGGCTTTGATGGTCGAGCCGCTGTCGTCGAACTCTGGCTGACACCACTTGGCTCGCAGCGTGTGAATCGCAGGGCAGCCGTTGACGAGCGCCACCACGGAAACCGCCGTGCCGCACGCCTCAGCGTTGGCTAGCGCATCCACGCACGCCTCGGGGAAGCAGGCGTGCCGCATGAGCAGCCGCAACCATGCCTCGTAGAGCTGCGCCATCTCGTCGGGCATACCCTCGCCGAGTAGCCGCTCGTCATCGTCTGCGGCGGCGCTGATGCCAGGGAATCGACCTTCGCCAAGCGCGAAGTCGCAGTGCTGCCGAATCGCTGCCTCCACGATGGAGTGCACGATATTCGGCGCGCGCTCCATGAGCGGCACGTCTTGCTTCGGGTTGAAGAAGTCGGGGAGGCCTTCGTACTGCTCGCCAACGACGTAGCGCTCGAGCCTGTCGAGCTTGCGATACCGCGGCGAGAGCCATTGTTGCGCAAGTCGCTCGGCTTGCGTAAAGCCCGCGATGTTGGTGGCGTAGAGGCCGTGCATCAGCGCGTGATGGCCTGGCCGATGATCGTGACGGACTGCGCAGCGCCGGCGCTCGTCCCAGCTCCACCGTCGAACAGCAGGCGCATCATGTCACCCCACGCACCACCGAGGATGGTGTCAACCGGGAGCGCAGCGTTGAGGCCAGAGCCGATCGTGGTGGCAGCGGTCACAGCCGTGGTGCGGTTGACCTGATACGCACGAAGCGATGCGGCAGCGCCCGCGCTCAGCTGCGGGAAGTGCGCGTAATCATACCAGGTCGTGCCGCCGTCGTACGAGGTTTGCAGGTACACGTCGAGCGTGCCACCGGTGCCGCCTTGCAGGTTGCCGATGATGGTCAGCGCATCGAAGCCGGAAAGACCGCCGACGATGCCAGTGCTGGGCTCGTTCGGGCTTGCGGCGCTTGGGCTCGTGGCCGTGATGGTGACAATCTTCGGGCGCATGGTTCATCCCCAGTCAAACGAGCCATCCGAGAAGCCGGTGGCGCGGTAGGCCTTGGTGTGTAGTGCGTCGAACGCTGCAACGAACGCGTCGACCTGGTCATCGTGTCGGTCTTTGATGCCTGTGAAGCTACAGACCTCGTCGACGAAGTCTCGCAACCACGGCGCCTCACGCGGCACGTGCACGCGTTGGCTTGACCACGCCGCCGCGGTCGAGGTCGCTCGTGAGAGCTTGTCCATCTTGGCCGGATCTGGCCGAAACGGGATGCCCTCGCGGCGCAGAAAGTCGACCGTGCCCTTCTCGGTGCCGCCGATGTAGCCATACAGCTTGGCACCTGGGAAGCGCTCGGTGAGCTCGCGCAGCGTCGCGGCAAACTCGGTTGCCTTGGCCTGCATGCGTCGCACGTCGAGCACGTACCAGGCGTCGAGCTGTGCGTTGTGCGCCATGACTACCGCGACGCTGTAGTCGGCGTAGCTGCTCTCGCTGTACGCGAGGTCGATGCCGATGCTCACGCGATATGTCTCGGGGAGCTTGTCGTAGAAGGACACGCCCGAGAACAGCTGCCCGCCTCGAGGTCGCGGGCTACCCATGTAGAGCGCCCACCAGTCGTGCTCGCCGACATCACGGCGCACGCGCTCGAGAAACTTAGGCGGTCGCTTGTACCAGAGGCTCTTGCCCTCGTCGTCGAGCGCCGGAAGGTTGATGACCTCCCATGCTTGCCCCTCTTGTCGAGCGAGCTCGCCGATGAGGTCGTCGGGATGCCACCTCGTGTGGCATACGATGATGCTTGCGCCTGGGTGCACGCGCGTGAGAGCGGCGCTTGTCCACCAGTCGCGAATCTTGCCGCGCACGAGCGCGCTGTCGGCCTCCTCGCGGTTCTTGTACGGGTCGTCGACGACCAGCACGCCCGAGATGCCGTGGCCTGTTAGCGGGCCGCCTACGCCGGTAGCGAGCAGTCCACCACCTGCGTCGGTGCGCCACTCTGCCATGGCTGAGGAGTCGCCGCGGAGCTTGACCCCTGCGGCGCGAGCGTAGTCACGGCAGAGCCGCGAGCGGCTGTGCGCGTAGTCTGCGCCGTACGAGGTAAAGGCGTTGGTCTTGTCGGGCTTGGCTGCGATGAGCTGCGCAAGCCCGTGCAAGATACAGAACGTCTTGCCGTGCTGCGGAGGCACCGACACGAGTAGCCGCACCTCTTCGCCGTTGCGGATGCGGTCGAAAGCGCGACACAGGGCGCCGAGGTGCCGAGGCTCCTCGAGCAGCGGCGACACGCGAGGCACGAACTCCGCGAGCGGCAGGCGCCACAACGGCCTATTCGCCGCGCGCTGCACTGCCCAGGCTTGGAGTAGGGGCGTCGTCA